ACGAATCTGCTCAGGAGGGGTTATTCAGCCCTCACTTCTCATCTTCTCCGCCCTTCCACCGAAGGTGACAATCTAAAATCGTTGTCATTCGTTGTTCGGGTAATTACGCCAATTCGCCAATTGTGCTTCGGGCGAACCCGTCAATGTAATCGTCTGCTGTACGGGCGCCGTCCGACATTGAGAAGATTGTGCTGCAGATTTCTCCTTGCACTCGCATAGCCAAGGAGCTATACTTTCCAAAGTCCCATAGATCAACAGGACATTTGTACAAACATCGCATTTCATGCATCGTCCTCTGTTTTTGGGTGCGTTGCTTCCAGCCATGCGACCCAACACCAATATAATTTCGACATAACCTGATTCACTTCTTCCTGTGTCCAACCAAGCGTCAACTTCGGACGGTCAGCCCAACAGTCATTCAAAATTGCTTTCAGTAATGTCATCGGGCCACTTCCCGGAAGGTCCGTCACGGATTCCATCCGACGTGCCCACTCGATATTGTGCTCGCCCAATTCGGCCTCACCCATCAAGCTCCACTGATCGTGGTCTTCAATCATCAGATTCACATCCCACATACGGCTTAATCGCCGTTCTCATCTGTGTCGTGAACATTGGGATTACCTCTGCAGGTACCCAAGTCCATTTTCCGTCTCGCTTCACTCGCCAATATGGTTTCGCCATGTATGCACGGTGCATACACTGGTATATCAATTAATCGAATTGTTTTCCGATTGTTCGACCACCCTTGATGGATCGATAAGTAAATCGGGAAGTAGAATAAGCCCAAGCTATATCCAAAAATGGCAATGGACCATCTGCAACTACCACTGGCAGTGTGAGATATCCAAAAACAACACCAACACCAAGACCAACAGTACCGCCGACTGCCTCCCAAGTTCCCATCGAATCTTGGGACTGTTTGGCAATTTGGCCGGTTGTTTTAGCCGTCTTTAATAATAAACGTAAATCTTCACGACGTCGACGAGCGCCAGTAGACTCATCACTTCTGGCATACTCATAGTCGGCATACAAATCAATTAATTCGCCTCCAACATTCAAAAACTGTGTCATTCGACCCACTCCGTTCCACATGCTTCGCACATGTAATGTATAATCGGTTGCTTTGGATCATCATCGATGATGACACCAGCAATTTTGTTAGAACCGCACTTCGGACACATGCGTCGTCACTTCTTTCGTCTGCGGTTAACTTTCTTCTTGCTTGCTGCAACAAGTTTCTTGGTCGATTTTTTCCCGTCAGTATAACGGTATCGAACCAATTTTCCATCTTTCTTGAATGTCTTTCCATATTTGTAAGCCATCAGAAACACACTCCCGATACTTGTGTCAAGATGCGGTCGCTGACACCCAGAAGGTGTGCAAGAATTAAACAACCAATTACTTCTAATCGATTGTCCTTCAAAGAGGTCAGGATGCGAGCGGCAGCGCCCGCACCTTGGACTGTTTCAATTTCAGGAGATGGTGTCATAATATCACATATCCCTCATGTGAGCGCTAAGGAGGCCACGCTCATGACCGGGAAGCAACTCGATTTCAATCAAAATCGGATCAAGCCCGTCTTCAACATTGATTGTATCAATTCGTAATAGGCCGCAAGGTGCGACCATACCACCAAGGTTGAATTGTGTAACACCAACCGTTGAACGATTCAAAAGCCATGCTTTGTTCTCCGGGTGAACATAATTTGATCCTCCCCCCGGATACTCGTTCTGATCGTAAGGCAAATTGTCGTTTCTTGCAGTTGCATTATCGACAATATCGCTTTGATTATCACCGACATCAAACATTTCAGACATCCATGATGTCTTAACCAGTGCAGGTGTGACTGGGTCAGGTGATTGTGGCATTGCTCGGGAAATTGCATATCCCTTAACCATACCTTTAGTACCAGCATAAGTTCCAACAGCAACATTATCTGCACCGTGCATAGTTAGATAATACTCAACAGTATTACCAACAGCTCCGTCATTAGGAATAACGATCTGTGAATATTCCCATTCTCCTTCCTTAACTGCCGATGTAGCAATAGCAGAAGATGGGAATGGTCCTGTAGTATCAAAAGGACCAAGGTTCACTGCTTCCAATTGTTTCTTGAGTGAACCAGCTGGATCATTGGCTTGCCAATGTCCTTCATCCAAAAAGACCTTGAAATCACGGAAACGGGCAACTGCCGACTCGGAACCCGAGTCCTCAATAGCCTCTTTTTGTTGGCGATTCCACATGTGAAAAGATTTTTCCCAAGAATTAGAAACGCTCCAAGTATTTTGCATCGCTGACACGTACAATGCAGAACCAATTGCTGCAGATGCAGCAGGTGGCATTGTAATACGGACATTACCGATCGCAGCGATTTGACCTTGTCGAATAAATTTCCTCGACAATTTTGACACTTCCCGGAAGATGTCAATATATGCGGTCTGTGTTTCAGGCAACATAATAAAGTTCAACTTCAAAGGCATTGGTTGAACTTTCTTGGTCTTTGCAATAGAGTATTTTCTCTTAGCCATAGACTACCCCAATTTACGGGGGTTATTATTTATTTCCCCCGTAGCGCCAGCGGTCAAGAAGTTCTTCGACCTCCCTACGAATCTGCTCAGGAGGGGTTATTCAGCCCTCACTTCTCATCTTCTCCGCCCTTCCACCGAAGGTGACAATCTAAAATCGTTGTCATTCGT